TGGCCGGCGCTGGGCTGTCTGTATTTCCGCTTGATGTCCTTGGGCCAACTTCTGGAAGCACTCCGGCTCTGGGCGCCCTGTCTATTGGCTCGTGGGTAGTGGCCGGAGTTGACATCAACCAAGCATCAAACATCACCGGCCCCGCCGGTTTGACAGTGCGATCTACTCGGCTTATTTCGGCGGGTGGCGGTACGGGCTCGATAGCCGACTCAAACGGCGTGCGTTCCGCCTATGCTGGAGGTGACGTGTTTACCTGGGGAGCAGGGGCCTACTACGGCGCTTATGCGGTGGAGCTTTTGTTGGACACGAGCGCCTAAGTCGCGGTAACTTGAACTATGACCATCACCGAACGCACTTTCTGGGCCACGAAGCCGGTCGAGGCCCGCTTCGAGACCATCGTCTTCAGCCACGTGGCCTTCAGCGCGCCGGTTCGCCTGGTGCGCAACGAGTTCGCGGCGGTCACGCTGGGCGGCCAGAGTTACACGCCGGTCGCCATGGAGATTCGGCCTCCGGTGCCGGCCGCCGGTGAGCAGCCGAAGCTGGTCGTCAGCTTCGCGCGCCAGCAGGTCGGACGCACCTTCAAGACGCAGCTACGCCTGATCCGCGCCGCGGGCTCGCGCGTGCCGGTGACCGTGACCTATGCCGTGTGGCTGCAGGATACCGACGCGCCGAAGCGCTCATGGACGCTGTACGCCGACGACAAGGGTGGTGTCAGCTTCAACGGCAGCACTGTGCAGGTGACGGCCACGCTCGACCGGCTGCGCCGCACGGCACGCGCGCCGGTGTACCTGCCCGAGGTGTTCACGGGATTGGAGCTCGTGTGACGCCGGCCGCCTTCGTCGACCGCTGCATGGGCATCGACGGCCCGCGCTACGTGCGCTGGCGGTCGAGCTGGCACGAGGCCGACTGCTGGGGATTGATCGCCCTCTACTGGCGCGAGGTCGTCGGCGTCGAGCTGCTGCCGGCACCGCCCGAGTGCAGCATGGCCGAAGGCTTCGCAGCGATCGGCGCCGCTTGGCGCGAGTGCGGCCCGACGCCCGGCGCCTGCGGCTTCATGGCCTGGGATGCCGGCCTGCCGCGCCACTGCGGCGTGCTGCTGCCCGGCGGCGACCTGCTGCACACGGAAGGCCCAGGCCCCGGCGGCGCAGGCGGCCCGCGCGTCACGCGGCTGGCGGCGATGGCCCGGCTGTACCCCGACCTGCGCTTCTACGCGCCCACCCCGAAAGCCGTCGCCCCATGACCGCCACGCTCATCATCCTGCGCGATCCGGCCGGCATGCTCGGCCGCGAGGCGCACACGCTGAACGGCACCGACCCGCTGCAGCACCAGATCGAACGCCTCATGCCGGGCGGCGGCGCCGAGTGCGAGGTGGTGATCAACTGCGAGCGCGTCGACCCGCTCACCGATCCGCGGCTGGACGCGCCTCCGCAGTGCGGCGACACGGTCGTGGTGGCGCACCGGCCGGCGGGCCTGGACCCGATAACCATCGCCCTGATCGCCGGTGCGCTGCTGGCGGTCGCGTCGTTCGCGCTGATCCCGAAGCTGCCCGACACGCCGACGGCAACGGACAGCCCGAACAATCGGCTCACCGGGCAGAGCAACGTCGCGCGGGCCTACCAGGCGATCCCGGATGTGTACGGCCGGCGCCGGGTGTGGCCGGACTTGATCCAACCGTCGACGGTCGAGTACGTCGACAACGTCAAGTTCGTCACCGAGTGGCTTTGCGTCAGCCGCGGTGAGGGTGTCGTCAGCGAGGTCAAGTTCGCCGACACGCCGATCAACGACGTAGACGGCGCGGAGTGGGCGCTGTACGAGCCTGGGGGTTCTCCGCCTCCTCCGTCAGGCGTCATTGGACCCATCCCGCCGCCGCCTGCGCTGTCGCCGCCGATCCCCGGCATCCCTGCGGGCTACGCAGAGAGCAAGGCCACACGACTGACCGGCGTGACCGAGGCGTTCGCGTCAGACGATGTCAACGGCCAGGAGCTGACCGCAGCGCAGGCCTATAAGCTGGTGCAGGCCGGATTCCCGACTAGCTACAGCGGCACCACGACGGTGACGATGACTTTCTCGGACGGCGCGCACTGGGACCAAATCCGCGCCGCTCCGCTGCCCCTCACGGTGAGCCTGTTCCGCTTCCAGCGTTTCTTCGGCGGCGACACTTTCAACGTGACGCGCACCGGCTCAATCACCAGCATCAGCACGTCGGCCGGCGTCGTTACGTTGGTCTGCACCATCAGCTCGGCTCTCGGACAAAGCCTGCCGTTCACGGTGAGCATCCAGCCCGCAGGGGTCTCGGCGTTTAACAAAGTAGGCCCGTTCACGCTGCCAATCGCCGACGCAACGCGCATTCGCTGGAACACGACTTTTCTGCGCGGGCTGAAGGGCTCCGTCAGCATTCTGGCCGAGTGGTGGAAGATCGACAGCGGCGGCGCTGAGATAGCCGGCAGCCGCGAGACACAAACGATTGTTTACGATGCCGACACCTTTGATGCTCAGTACCGCACGACGGAGGTTGAGCCCGCCGCGGGCGCCGGGCGCTATCGCGTAGAGTTCACGCGCCAGGACACACCAAACGCCGACGGCAGCGACGTGGCGACGCTTGAGGAGCTGTACGCGGCGCGGTACTTCGGCATCAAAGACATCCCAATTGGCGTGACTGTCATACGCGTAATGACTCGCGCCACGGAGCGGGCAACAGGTCTGCGCGAGCGGAAGTTCAACTGCGTTTGGGAGCGCAATGTGCGCACTCTGTCAAGTGACACTGTCAGCGCCTCGCGCAACTTCGCCCGCGCCATGGCCCATCTATGGACCATCAGCGGCCAGCCGATCAGCGAACTCGACACCGCGGCGCTGGCGGCGATCAACACGGCGCTCGGCGAGACGAACGCGCTACTGCGCTTCGACGGCAGCCTGGACGACGCGACGGTCAGCCTGGAGGAACGCATGCAGCTCATGGCAAACCACGCCCGCTGCCTCTTCTGGCGCGACGGCCTCAAGTGGACCGTGACGCGCGACCAGGCGCGCACGACGCCGGAGCTGCAGCTCGACTACCGCAACCTGGCCGGCGGCGCAGACAGTGTGGTCAGCGAGTCCTTCCACCTGCCCGGCAGCTTCGACGGCGTCGAGGTCGAGTACGTCGACGAGGCCAGCGGGTCGAAGAAGGCCTACGTGCGCATCAACATCAGCAGCGGCGCCCCGGTGGTCGGCGCCGTCGCAAACCCGCTCAAGGTGGCGCTGCCAGCCTGCACGACGGCGGCGCAGGCCACGAACCGCGCGCAGCTTGAGGCCCGCAAACTGCTGTACCAGCGCACCAGCGTGACCGACACCGCGCTCGGCGACGCGCAGCAACTCGGCCCCGGCTCTCTGGTCCGCTGGATTGACCCGAATGACTTCGCGGGCGACGACGGTCTGCAAGCCGGCGAGGTGCTCGGCATCGCGGGCAGCGTCATCACCACGAGCGAGCCGCTCGACTTCAAGGGCCAGACCAGCGGGCGCATGCAGTTCACCGGCGCCGACGGCCTGCTGCTGGGAGCGACCATCGTGTGCACGCCGGTGATCGGCGAGCCGTATCAGGCTACGCTGGCAAGCGTGCCGGCCGGCCTGTACGTGGCCGACTCGCCGGCATCGCAGGTCGGCAGCCGCTACGCCTTCGCCGTGGGCCTGACGGGCGCCGAGGTCGAAGCGGCGGGCCTCTACACCGTGACCGAGCCGCGGCCAAACGGGGACGGCACCTGGGCGCTGTCGATGGTGAACTACGACCCGCGGGTGTACGCCGCGGACTAGCGGCCTCGGTTCGTAGCATGGCGGCAAACTTGACCACCAGGAGACCCCCATGAAGCGCATTCGTGAAACCCTCGCGTCCTGGCTTGAGCGACTGGCCAGCCGCTTGCGTGGCGGTGGCGGCCCAATCGAGCCCCTGCGCGGCGGTGGCGGCCCGAAGGAACCTCTCCGTGGCGGTGGTGGCCCTAAAGAGCCCCTGCGCGGTGGCGGTGGGCCTATCGAGCCGCTGTGAAGGCCGTCGCCTGCATCGTCGTCGCTGCCGTGCTTGCTAGGCACTACGGCTGGGGCCTAGTCCCGCCCGAGATGGCTGGCGTGGCAAGCAAGATGCTAGGCGCGCTGGCATCGCTCGTGTTCCTGGCGCTGATCGCCGCAGCGTGGCGCCGTAAGGCCGTCTGGCTGGCGTGCGCTTACGGGGCGTGGGAGTACGGGCAGACGGCCGTTTGCTCGGCGGCGTACATGGTCAAGCCGTGGCCTATTGAGCCTGGCCAGCCCATGTGCAGCGCGTGGGCCGGGGTGGATGTTGGATTCGTGGGGCTCCTGTTCGCGGCATTTGTCGCGTACCGGCTCACCTATCAAAGTTGATAGGTAACAAAGACAAGCACGGGTGAGAAAATGAGCGACAGACGGCCAGCACAGACCATCGGGGAACTGGACATCCACCTAGGAAACGTGCAGTCACGACTGACAGACATAGCGAATGTGATGCAAGGTATGGCGACAAAAAGCGACATCACCCGCATCGAAGCCACCATGGCGCAGCTAGCGACCAAGGCTGAAGTCGCGGCGGAGATCAAGGCCATCCGCGACGAGGTGCACCAGTTCAAGCCCGGCACCCTGATTCGCCGGTTCATGGTCGCGTGCGCTGCCATCGCTGGTGGCGCCGCTGCTTTCGGCATCATGCTGGAGGTGTTCCGCTGGATTGAGAGGGCGCCGAAGTGAAGCTCATCCCCAACTGGCGCCGGGCGTGGCGCATGGCGTCGGTGCAGTTTGCCGCGGTCGCCGTGGCCTGGGGATCGCTGCCGACTGAGACGCAGACCTCCATTCTGTCCGCCATTGGGATGCCCGCCGAACGCGTGCCAGCTGTCCTAGGCCTGCTGATCTTGGCGGGTCGGCTCATTGACCAACCGAAGGCCCATTGATGCCCAACATACATGGCGGCTGGAGCGCGACAGCCGAGCCGGATTGGCTTGCCGCAGCCCGCGCCGACATCGGCCAGCGCGAAACTCTCGGGCCGAACGACTCGCCCTGGATTCGCACCATGCTGGCAAAGCTGGGTGCCAAGTGGCTACTCGGCCAGCCGTGGTGCGGCGGCGCGGTGGCGAAGTGGGTCAGTGAAGCCGGCTTCGTGCCCGTGCCGAAGTGGTGGCAGGCTCGCGCCTGGGCCGATTGGGGCCAGCCGCTCGACCGGCCGGCGCACGGCTGCGTCGTCGTGTTCGCGCGCCAGGGCGGCGGGCATGTCGGCCTTGTCGTCGGCGAGGACGCCGCCGGGAACCTGCTGGTGCTCGGCGGCAACCAGGGCGACGCGGTCAACGTGCGCGCCTTCCCGCGCGCCCGGGTGCTGGCCTACCGCTGGCCGCCGGGGCGTGAGCTGCCGCGGTTCGTGGAACTTGCCAAGGGATCGGCTGCCGCGACGACAGGCGAAGCGTGAGGGCGCTTGCCGCCGCAGCGCTGCTGGCCGGCGCCGCGGGCTTTGGCGGCGCCTGGTGGCTGCAGTCACTGCGCTGGGAAGCCGCAGACGGCCGGCGCGCGGCGGCTGATGCCGAGAGCCAGCGCCTTGCACAGCGCGCGGCCGACAGCGCGGCGGGCCGTTTCGAGGTCGACCGCGCCCGCATCGCAGGGCAGCGCCTCATCATCACCCGGGAGGTCGAGCGTGTCATCACTGTCGAGGCGGCTGCTGCCGCTGCTGTGTGCCTCGGCCCTGACGGCCTGCGCCTCATCGCCCGCGCCGTTGCCGGCGACGATCCCGGCCAGCCTGCGCCAGCCGTGCCCGCCGCTGACCCCGCCCGCTGACGGCACCGGCGCGGCCGTGCTGCGCGCCATGGTTGAGTGGGCGGCAATGTACCGCGAGTGTGCGGCCAAGGTGGATGGGTGGCGAACCGCGGTGCCGGAGTCGTCAAGCGCCCCCTGACCGCTCCCGCTCATCTCCCAATAGCCTCGCGGATCCTGCGCGCGTAGTACGCCGCATGGTTGTCGATGTGCGAGCGCTTATCGTGCTCGGCTTCGAGGATGCTTGCCGCTGCACGCATGCCGTCGTCTCGGGCTGCATCGCGCTCTGCTGTCAGCACCCGCTCCGCAGCCATAAGCCGCCGCGCAGTATCGCGCGCTGCTGCAAGCTCGGCTGTCAGGCGCTCGATAGCGTCTGCGGCTTCGTCGGCCAGGTCGCACAAGTCGCCTGCGCTGGCGTTTGGGCAGCGCAGCCGCTCTATCAGGTCGCTCATCATCACTCCCAAAAGTCCCTACGCGGCGACGGCACGCGCTGAAAGCTTTTCCGCAGCCCCTCAAGCGCGCCAGACCAGCCGCAGACCTTCCACGGCTTGCCATCCGCCTCAATGCGGTACGAGTCCACCCGCCGCGTCTTGAACAGGTGCAGTGTGTGCGTCACCGGCTCCCCGCTGTCGTAGTCCGTCACCGTCACCACGCGCCGAAGATCGGGCAGCGTCGGCGGGTACAGCCGCGCGGGCTTGCTGGCGTTCGCCCGGTCGCGGCCACGGCGCAGAGCTTCGAGCTTGCGCGCGTGGGCGGCCTGGCGCTTGGGGGATGGTTTGCGGTACATGCAGAGCTTGCAGGGATTGGCTATAGCTCAGTTAGGCCCCAAGAGCCTCTGCGCACCAGCGGCGCACCTCGTCGGTCTTGTGGGCGTACTCGGCAATGTCGCCCAGCGCGCGGCGCAGGCGTTCCACTTCAGCGGCCAAGTCGGCCCGCTCCAGTGCCAGGCTTGCGGCTGCGCGCTCAAATTGCAGCGCGTGCTGCTGGGCGTAGTCCTTGAGTTGGCTTTCCATCCACAGCGGCTGCGGAATGATCTTCCCGCCCTTCGCCATCGGCAGCGAAAGGTTCAGCACCAGCGCTGGGCGTGGTGGCGGCGGCATTGTTGGCATGTCCATGTCTTCTCGCTCCGGTTGGTTGGGGCCTAACACTTCGCTCAAGCCGACGCCTGACGGCGCGGCTTACCTCGGGCGTTAGGCCCCAATCGCGTCATACAGCGCAGCCCACCCGGCAGGCATGTAGCGCCTCACCAAGTCTCTGCACCGCTGGCGTTCTTCAGCGCGGACGCGCTGCAACGCATCTTCCAGTCGTTCAACCTCTAGGCGTAGTCGTTCGTTTTCGCTGATTGCGCCGTCAATCTGGCTGTCCATCTGCGCCGCCATGTAGTCGCTCATTCCGGTTCCTTCGCTTTGTCTATGCGGTCACGCAGCCAAGCTGCACCGCCCAGCCGGTCTAGCTTTGCCCGCTGCGCCACCGTAAGCCGAACAGAGAGCGTCACTGTCTCTTGTCCTTCCTTTAGCGGCTTGCGGCCTTGGCCCCTTCCGGGGCCACCTCGCTTTGCCTCGCTCACTTGGCACGCAGCGCGTCGTAAACCTCGCCGGCCAGCTTGGCGTATGCGCCTTCGCCCAGCACCGCATCGAAGGCTTGGCGCAGCGTCATGCCGGCTTGCACGTTGGTCATGATCTTGGCGCTGATCGCGGCGTTCTTGAGTGCTTGCATGTTGTTTCTCCGGTTGGTTGCTGCGGCGTCTTGCTGCAGTGGTGTTAATGTAGTGCGCAATCAACCCGCTGTCAACAACTATTTTGTGTTGCGCAAACAATCTCGCGCTCCGGCAACATGGGGCCTAACACTTCGCTCAACGCGACGGCCTACGGCCGCGCGTTAGCTCGGGCGTTAGGCCACACCAACAGCCCAGCACAGCCAGGCCACCTCGAAAAAGTAGCGCCCATCGGTGTCAACCCCAATCGCGGCGGTCGGCAGCAGGAACATCACGTTCGGGTTGTATCGTCCGTACACGGCGGCCCTCCAAAAAGTCTTGCAAGTCTTGGCGAAGTCGATCGCGCTGGGGTTTCGCCAGCTTCCGACCGTGGATGTACGCGCCGAACCCGTCTAGGCAACGCTGTAGCAGCATCTCGGCCTCGTCGCTGCGCTCGGCCTTAAACAGCAGCACAGAAAGCTCGTGGCTAAACCCACCAGCATCTGCGCAGGCCCGTAGCTCTCGCTTTGTCTCGTTGTCCACTTCTGCCCCTAT